CAGGAACAGTAACTTTAAATTATGGTGATGCTACTTTATCTGCTACTGATGTACCTCCAAAATTTAAGCTACCTAAAGCTCTCCCCGTAGCTGCTGCACCTCCTCCAAGACTTTCCATCATCTGCCCTGCTCCTTGTATATTATCTCCAAAAAGCATTTGCGCTCCTCTTTGGCTTATAGGTGAGAAGGTATCTGCAAATTCAGAACTAAATGATCTCATATTATCACCGAAAAAAGGAAAATTAAAACGAGCTATAGGAGTCTTTTTAACGTTATATAAACCTTTATAGAAATCTAATCCAGGATTTTGACTTTTTCCGTATGAGGAAGAGCTGTTGTTAGGAGAAAAAATATTCATATAACCGTCTATAAACTGTCTAAGTTGAGAGTGTTGCATACTATATGCGGTTATATATGCAGAAGGTGCTTCAGCACGTAAAGGTGCATTTCTAGGTACTGAAGTCCAATCATAATCTTTAACGAGATCAAAAGAACCGGGAGTTTCCGGACCATTCATTATATCTGCGTATGGATCTTTTCTTGCCATAATAATATTTATTCGAGGATTCCAGGTGTATGCATACTATATGGTGAATTATAAAAATTACTTCTACTGTCTCTATATGCAGGCCCTTCCATAGAACCTGGCATATCAGTTGACGGGGCTGAATTTACTACAGGAACTGGGGTTGAGTTATTACCTTGCCCAGTAACCATCTGTGCTGTTAATTGTACTAATTGAGCGAGATATTGATTAGACTTTTGTATTTCAGAAGTAACTGCTTTATCAAAAACATCTTTAATAACTACTCCTTGTGTAGTTCCGCTATGAATAAGTTTAGAAAGCGCGCCTCCTTCTTTCATTCCTACTACGTCGTCTTTATCGTTAAAAGGTATAATTTTATCTCCCTTAACCATAAAGTCATCAAAAGGATTCAAAAAGCTTATTACATTTCCAGCTCCTTCCTTTATACCGCCTACAATATTACCTCCAAAATCTTTTACCCCACTCACTATATCACTTACAGTACCTTGTATCCAATCGTAAACTGCATTAACCATATCTTTAAATACACTTATAAACTTTTCTCCTATTGATTTGAAGAAAGCAGCTGGTGAACCTATATCGATACCTGCATTTGCTAAAAATTGTCCTGCAGCCTCTCCACCCTTTACAGCTGCATTTGCTAGCCAATCAACAATAGCACCAATAAAAGGTAAAGCTGTTCTAAAATGATTAGCGGCTGCTGAAAAATCTCCTTTAAAAATAGCTGCATAACCTTTACCTAACTCTATAATATTTTTAACTCCGGGTAAGTTTAGAGCAAATTCTTTTATTTTACCCCATAAGCTAAATTCACCGCCTGTATCAATTGATTGCTCTTTACCTTTTTCAGTTTTATTTAAATCATTTAGTAATAGATAACCATCTATTATTACTGAAGCCATAGTACCTACTCCTGGTATAAAATTTAAAATACCAGAAACAAATTCTAAAATAGCATTCATATAATCTCCTTGTCTCAATCTTGATACACCGAAACCAAAACTAAATAGAGAACCAATAACTGGTATAAATCTACCAAATTTTAATAATCTTTTTCCTATAGTACCAGTTATACCTTTTAACATTGGTATTAACTTACCTCCTTTGATAAGTTTAAAAAATCCTCCCGCTAACTTACCCATAGGTTTTAATAATTTAGGAAGAGTTTTAGATACAAACTCACCAACAGGTCCTAAGAATTCAGATATAAAAGTAGCGAAAGCTGTAATACCAGCACCTAATGCTAATAGTGATAAATTTAATTTGGGTGGTTTTTTAGCTTCTTGAGCTGTTTGCTGAGCTACCGTAGCAGGTGTATCTGCTGTTGGTGTGGACGTCTCACCAAACTTATCTGGTTGACTTTTCTTTTCAACTTCAACTAAAGTATTAGCAAATATTGTAGCTACATTTTTAAGACGAGCGCGTTCTGTAGCAGTAAGGGTCGGTTTTACCTTTCGTTTAATATTCTTATCAATGTTATCTTTTACAGTTTTACCTGAAGATACATTTGCTAATTTTTCTAAAAAATTGTCTTCTTCTGCCACATATATATTTATGTAGAAGTCGTGGCATCAAACAATGACGCGTCAATAGTAATTTTAGATTCACCAACAGTTAATACTTCTTTTTCATAAGAACTAATCTGTGATAAAAATTCGGTTATATCGTTATAAAGATCTAAAGGTAAATGTTCAATAATTTTTACTCTATCAATTACTTTAAGATCATTAAAGTTAACTGTTTCTTCATCCAATGTAACAGCTTTAATTGTTTTAATTAATTCGAAGATATAAATTAATCCCATTGCTTCTGATAAGTCTTCGGATTTAAGTTTATCTATTTCCTGTATACATTTTTTTAATATTACGTTTTCTTCTTTAAGAGTAGGTACTCTTAAATCAACTTTAATTGAATCTAAGCTTATTTTTTTAGTTAACTTAAAAGCTGGAACATCTTTTGCTTTTTTAATAGAAGGGGCAAGTGAAACTACGTTACCATCATCTGCTTTTATTTTATCACCTAACGATTGTACTCTTAATGCTAACAGAGCGGGAATTCTATCAAACGTGTAAAAATTATCTGCATCTATATTATCATTAATTACATTATTAATAGCCTCGGTAAATTGAAGAGCGCCTAAAACACCATTAACTGCTGTTGAAATAATATCCTTTTGCTGCTTCAATGTTATTTGATTAGCTGTTACTTCTTTTTTACTTGATGGAATAAAGACTTTAAAATCTTTTTTAAGCTCTGTAAGCTTTGCGATAAAATCACTTGTTGAAGTTGACATATAAATATTTAACCTTTTATCTATTTTTGCAACTTCTCATTTTGATCCTCATTTTCACGCTTGTATAATTCCATATAGTCTAATATATCTATAAAAGTACTATTAACAAGAAATGTTATATCTTTCATTCGCTTACTTAAAACAAAAATATATTCTCTATAAGTATAAGGATCTATACAATTGAATAAACTATCAAGAAAAACAAAAGGTGATACGTTTAAAAAATTTAAACTTAAAGAATCTTGATTGCTTAATATAGAGTAAGATAAGGATTCTTTCTTCTCTTGTATAAAGTCAGTAATAGCAGTTAATACGCTAGCAGGGAGTGAGTTTGTTATAGTTAGTAACTCGTCATGAGTAACTTCTGCCGTATTAATCTTATCGTTATCAATTTGTATACTTTGTATCACCCTAAATAGACTATCTGTAGTAACTATAAACTCTGAAGGGTAATCTAAAACCAAGGTAATATTATCAACAGTTTTAACTTCTCGTATGTCTATAATTTCATCAAAGTTCTTTAAGATATAATCTATACTTACTTCTTTATCCTTTTTATTTAACTTTAAATTTATAGACTGCTTAATACATCTCTCTCTTAATTTTATAAGAGTAATAAATTTTTCTAATACATTTAAATTCTCTGTTATAATGAAGCTATCGAGAAACTCTGCCTTAGCTGATAAGGGCTTATCGAAAAAAAACTCTCTAACGTGCTTATATAAGAATTCTTTTACCTCTACCTCCTTACCGTTAGGAAGTTCGAACACATGATTCATATTATTAATTATGAATTAACCTAGAAAAGGTAAACTCGGACCAGTTATTTGAAGTGGCTTGTATTCTTTAAATGCAAACGTAACAGACCTTTCTAAAAAGTCTTCATCTTGATATGAAAGTCTATACCCTTCTACATTGGTTGGAAATACATCTATAAATTCATACCCTTTCCTCAACTGCATTCTATTATTATATTGCTTTAAAGTAATCTTACATAACAACTTTCTATTAATCAGCCCATCTATACCAAGAGCAATCATCCAAGGTCTAAAGAAATTATGTTCTATATCATCTTGCGTATCAAAAAAGTTTATACCTAAATTTTTAGTTAAAAAATCAACTCTCTTATTTAAAGCATATCCAGGTAGAAAGCCTCCTAAGTTTTGTGAACCTGCTATATCAAACTGAGAGTTTTCATTAGGTACATTTACTTCCCGGGCTACTAAAATATTATCATTTCTGGTAAAAAAATCAGGCTCGGTAATAGCTCTCCAATCTTTACTGTCACTACTGTACGCTTTAGCTATAGCTGTATTAATATTAGTAATCAGTTCAGAATTGTAACTGAATTGAACTTTCCAGAGAAATGGATGCGAAAGAAAGAACCTTTCGCTATAACTATAACCATCTAGGAAGTCATATTGCTCGTACGCCATTAATAATATTTAATCGCGAGAGTAGTTATGATGTAGCAAAGTCTCTATAGAAGTGGTAAGCAAAAGTAACATCAAAGCTAAGAACATCGCCTGTACCATCAGCAATATCATAACTTACATCACCGATATTTCTTATTGAAGCTCCTACAAGCTCAATGTTTCTCACATCGTTAAGTTGTTTATCAACTTGCACTAAGTTAATTACTGATTCTGTACCTGGCATTCCATATTCACCTACTGATGTCTCGTTGTTAAAAACAAGTCTAGAAGCTGCTTCGAACTTAGTTCTTAAAGCGCAATCTTCATCATGGTAAAATGAAATAGTGTAACCTCCAGCAGTTGGGTATGTAGACCTACCGGGAACATGAAACTCTTGACCGAAGTAACTTACTACTTTATCATCAATATCTCTTCCTGGTAATGCTGCTGTTTTAGCATATACTAAGTCATTATCACCTACGAAATCAATTCCTCCAGTTAGTGAAATATTTCTAACTCGGAAAAGAAAATCTCTCGAAAATTGATTTTCTGCTGCTTTAGTAAAGAAGTTTTGAATTGTTGTTGCCATAATAATATTTAGTAAATTTTTCTATTAACCGCCAA